TCAGCGGGCTTTCCACGACCCCATGCCCGAATAGGCATGGATAAAAGTAGGCTTGGGCGCGATGCTGGCCTGTAACCCAAGATGTTTGGCCACAGATCCGTGCCGCATCCGAAACAACAGCACATCTCCCGCTGCCATATCTTCGGGCGACTTTGACCGCAGGTGTCGCTGCACCGCCGCCCAAAGTTGTTCTTCGCCTTGGGGCTCGGACCAATCCATCGAATAGGCAGGGACGGGCTCAGGCTCATCCCCCAGCAGTTCGCGCCACAGCCCCCGCAGCAGCCCCAGACAATCACAACCCGCGCCCCGCGTGGCGGCCTGATGGACGTATGGTGTCCCGATCCAACGGCGTGCTGCGATGACCAACCGCTCCTCAGTCATCGCCGCGACCCGCCGGTATTCACGCCATCAGACTGCGGCACCGCCATCATCCAGTCATCCTCCGGAAGATCGGGAAATCCTTGAAAATTGAGGAGGTTGTTGAACTTCAGCCGGCAGGTCTCCATCCGCTTGTCACAGCCTGCGGTGATCCGCACCATGGTCCCTGTGGCCATCGGCCCCCGGATCGGTTCCCACAGTTCGATGACCCGTTGGCCGTCTTCAAACCGATCTTGCTTGATCATCCCCCAAAGCCCGGCAGCAGGCCCATCCAAGACATCCAACCGACCACGCTCGAACCAGCCGTCGTCGAAGCCTGCGAAGTCGGCCCATCGAAATGTCTGCGCCCCTTCCACCGTTTCGACGGTCCGCGCATCGCTATAGCCCGGCGCGCTCACGTCAAACCCGCAGTTGCCGTCGCCCAATACGGCAGAACAGGGTTTTTGATAGACCCGCCCCATCGGCTGGTTGAGCGGTTCACTCAGACCCCGCAACTCTGCGCGGAAACTGCCGCCCGCGCGGTGCAACTCACCAATGCTTCCGCGAAACTGCAAGAGCCGTTGCGCCGGGTCTGTCCAGTTTACCAACCAAGCCTGCACCTCCGCACCGTCAAAGCGGCCCTGCTCTATCTCATCTTCGCGGATCGCATGGTCGCTAAGCGCGCCAATTGCCTCAGTGTTGTCCACCGACAGGCCAGTCGTTTGCGCCAAGGCCCGCGCGCTCAACCCGGTGTCGGCGCGAAACGTCACGCCGTCAAACTGCAGCGGCAGGTCGTGATCGGTAAAGGCGAAAACTTCTCCATCCGCCCGCGTCAACCTCCAGCAATGGCACAGCGTTGTCACGCCGCTGCCCAAATGCGCCGCGAAGGACGGCTCCACCCCGGCCATCAGACCCGCACCTCAATCACCGGCACATCAGGCACCTGACCCGCCTGAAAGCTCTCGACCGACACAAGGATACGATCCGTGTTGAACCGCACCGGCACGTCAAACTCATAGCCAGCAAAGATCTCAACCGCCGGGTCTGGCGGATGGGCAAAGGTGATGATGCCAGTCGCCGCGTCAACGTCGTATTCGACACCCTCTTGCAGCTCATCCTGCTCCAACCCCACACGCACCGTTCCGGCAACCGGCTTCGAAATGGGGCGCCGGTAGCTCTGCCCGCCAGAACGGTAGGTCTTGTAAATCTGGAAACTGGCCGTTTCCCCGTCGCCAAAACCGATACTTTGATCGTCAAAGGCCACCGGCACCTCCGCCTTGCCGGACTTGTAATCGGCCCAGTCTTTCCAGCGAAATGCGTACATCTGCCCCATACGCGCTTCAAAGAAGGCGACCAGTTCTTGCAGATCGTCGATAGACCGCATCCCCAACCCGGCGTCATAGCTCCGCCGAGAATGGGCCCATGGCGTGTTGCGCTCTTCAAAGCCGTTCGCCAGCGTGACAACCTCGGTCTGCCGCTGCGGCCCCCCAAGCGCGCCGAAACTCAAGGATGGGGGGAATCTGACGTCGTGAAATTGCATGTCCTGCACCTCTCTTCTCTGCCCACTTCAGCGATTGCGGTTGCCGCTGCTGAGCGCCCGGCTCACCTGCGCGGCGATTTGGCTTTGGCTGCGTTGGAAACTCTGCACATCGGGGGTGTTGATGTTCATCACAATGGTCGTGCCACCGCCGCCTCCGCCGCGCACCCCCAGCTTTCCATCCGCCCCCCGGGCCAAGGGCATGATTGCTTCAGGCCCCGCCTCGCCCATGATCCCAACGCCGCCCCGCATCGGGAAAGCCGTTGCCTGAGACACCACGCCGCCCTGCGCGAAGGGGCGCACTTTGCCCTGCGAGAAGGCAGCCCCCTGTGCAAAGGGCAACAGGTTTTCCATCACATTTCCAATGCCTTGGCTCATCATCCCGCCGAAATGCTCAGTCACTGGCCGCATTGCTGCATTGTAGGTCGAGCGGATCATCGAATTGGCCAGATCGCCCAGAGCGTCCGACAGTTTGGCGCCGTCAAACACCACACCGTCAAAAGCGCGGCGCAGGCCACGGCTCAGCCCTTTCTCCAAGGTCGCCACGTCCTTGCCCGTCGCGGCCAAAGACGCCCGCATACGCCGCAGTTCGCCGTCAAATCCTGAGACCAAGTCCCCGGTCTGCGCCAGCGTCTGGTTCAAATCCGCAGCCCGATCCTCCAGCCCGTCGAAATCATCAAAGTCAGCCATACTCGACCCCTTTCTTTGTATCCGGATAGGCCGCCATCAGCGCCGCCAATCCCTCGCTCAAAAGCGGAGCCGTGTCGCCAACCGGGCCTAGCATCAATTGCAGCTCCGCAGGGGTAAGCGCCCAGAACTCAGCCGGTCGCAGGGCCAGCCGCGACAGACCAAGACGCATAAGCCCAGGCCAATCGAAAGACGGCACCTGGCTCATGCCTGCACCGTAAAGGCCCGTGCCAGCAACTCGGCCGCCGCCCGCGCCGCTGCCATCGGTCCGCCCTCAATCTGCGCGTGTTCAATTTTCGCCGCGTCGATCTTTGACCCTCCACCGCGCAGGCCTGCGGCCAACAGCGCAACCACATCGCGGCTGCTAAAGCGGTTCCCCTCGAACCGTTCCACCAGCGCCAACAGGCTGTCAGCCTCCATCGCTGCCTCCAGTTCAGCCAATGCGCCAAGGGTCAGCCGCGCTTCATACCGCTCCCCGTCGATCACGATGGAGACCTCACCACGCCAAGGATTGCCCATGCTCACACCACCACGTCGGGAGTGAAGACCAGTTCCCCAGCCGATTGCAGGCTCAACTCAAACGTCGCCTCTCCGTTAAGCGACCCGGCGTATTCGATCGCGCTCACCTGAAACGGCCCCTCGACCACGCCGAAGTCTGGAATGATGACCTGAAAATCCGGCGTCATCCCATCAAAGAACAACTGCCGTGCGCGTTCATCCGTGCCGGCATCGCGAAACACCCCCGACCCGCTGATCGCCGCCGAGCGGACCCCGGCGCCCACCAGCAACTCCCGCCATCCGCCTTGGGAATCGAGTGTGGTCACGTCCACGGTTTCCGCGTTGAAGCTCACCCGTGTGGCCCGCAGCCCTGCAATTGTCTCGAACTGACCATCGCTGGTCATATCCACCTTGATCAAAAGATCCTTGCCCGCTTGAACAGCCATGTTCTTCTCCTGCAACTATCTGAAATTATGCGCTTTGCTCATCAGCAAGCAGCGCCCGGAACTGAAGGTCGATCTGTCGCGCCTTGCCGCCCTCGGTCCGCCTTGCCTTGGCGCTGTGAAAGTAAAGATCGACCACACGGCCCCGGCTTAACGTCGGCCGCACGTCCCGCAGCGCATCGCAAACAGCGGCGGCGACCTTCTTGGCATGGGCAAATCCGGGCGCGGTGGTAATCACGGACACGCCAAAGCGATGCTCTGCACCTCCGCCAAGGCGGTCCCCGATCCCCATCGCCTGCTCGCTGCCAAGGCGCACATAGGTCTCGGCCAGCGTGCCATCCGGCACTGCGTCATAGACCGCATCTCCAACGAGCGCCGTGACACCCGCATCGGATTGGAGCAGATTGTAGAGCGCCCCCTGAAGGGCTCCTGCAAGTGCATAGGTCATACGACGGTCTCCTCTTGGGCAAAGCAGGTCAAATAGCGGCCTGCACGGTCTGCCTCTGCCACGGCTTGGATCGTGAAAACGCGTGTGCCGTCGCGAAACCGTTGGCGCGCTGTCGGACGTTGCGCTGCGCCCTGCGGCGCCGCACGGACGGTGATCTTAAAGCTCATTCGGCTCACTGCCGTGGCGCTCTGCGCGGTCTCGCGCCCCGTCCGGGGTGTCACCTCAGCCCAAAGCGTGCCTAGAGGCTGCCAGCTTTCGACAAAGCCCCCGGCACCATCGTTGACCCGCTGAGGCGCTTCCAGCGTCAGCGCCCGGTTCAGATGAGGCCGCTTCATGCTGCACCTCCGAAACCCACACGGACTTTGCGATGCCGCTCAATCAGACTACTGACGCCGAAGGGCATACAGCCTTCGCCAAGCGCCGTGTCATCGCGATATTCGTAGTAATGTGCTGCCAGCAACATAACCGCCTGCGCCAGATCATCTGGCAGCCCTTCCCACGCGCTGGCAAACCCCGCGTCAAAGCTGATCAGTGCCGCGCCCGCGCTTGGAATGCGCGGCAGGGTCGGCGTGCTGCTGCGCAACCGCGGCGCCTGCGTATCGCGCTCCAGCCAGTAGCGCTCCGGCTCCACGACGGTTTCAGTCCCGTCGCGCGCCACCAGCGCCAGTCGCGCAATCGTCTGCACTGGCGCGATGGGCAAAACCTGCACCCCTGCATCCCGCCAAAAGGTCAATGATAGCGCAAAGCGCCGCATCAAGAGCGCCTTGCCGGTTCGCGCCTCCACCGCCGCCATCGCCGCCCGCAGGAAACCACGCAGCACCGCATCCTGAAGGTTGTCCTGCGCAAACCCGCTGCCGAGACGCAGATGCGCTCTGAACGCCTCCACCGGCAGCGCCGTATCCGGGACATTAGTTTCCTCGATCAACATCATCGAACGTCTCCAAATTTCGCCCCTCGACCCGGCCACGGGCTTTTCGCAAAATACCGGACGTGCGCCGGTTGCATTGCTCGGTTGGAGGGGAGCAGCTAGACAACACAACCTTCGCAGCGCACGCCCGGACCGAGGCCAAGTCGCCCCGGCCCCGGTTTCGGCACCGGCTTACGCCAGGCCGAATTTCATCAGCTTGATCGCCGCAAAATCGCTCACGTCACCACCGACGCGCTTGGTGGCATAGAACAGCACATGGGGCTTGGCGCTAAAGGGATCGCGCAGAATGCGCAGGTCGGGCCGTTCGGCCACGGTATAGCCCGCCGCGAAATCACCAAAGGCGATGGACATCGAATCTGTTGCCGGATCGGGCATGTCCTCGGCCACCAGCACCGGGTAACCCATCAGCCGCGCCGGCTCGCCCGCCGCCAGCCCGTCGGACCACAAAAAACGCCCGTCGGTGTCCTTCAACTTGCGCACCATCGCCGTGGTCTTGGAGTTCATCACGAAGACCGCGTTCTTGCGGTAGGCGGCACCCAAAGCATAGACCAACTCAACAATCGCATCGGCCTCGGGGTTGGCGTTGGTGCCGCTGGCGACATAGCCCAGATTACCCCAGCTCCATATGTCGTCATCCACCACTGTGTGGCTCAGAAACCCGGTCGGCTTGTCGATCCCGTCACCACTGACAAAAGCCGCCGCCTCAGCCCGCGCAAACTTGTCTGCGATCCGCCCCGCCAGCCAGCCTTCGATGTCAAAGGCGCTATCGTCCAACAGGCGCTGGCTCGCCTTGGGCAACGCGCTTAACTCATGCAACGGCACGGTGATCCGGTCGATCTGCGGCGTGTCCGTCTCTGCCTGCGCGCCACTCTCAGTAGCCCAGCCCGCGCCAACATCCGTGTGGTCCACCAGCACGTCATAAGACGTCGCCTCCACCTGCACGACCGAGGCAATAGACCGGATCGAAGCGCCGGAATTCAGGACTGACTGCACCCGCTCCGAGGTCTGAGGATCGACAAGATAACCACCGTCGGAATTAACCGCCGTGGACATCGACTTGCCGTCCAGTTCCAACCCGCGCAGCCCGTCGTCGTCCCCGTTGCGCAGATAGGCATCAAACGCCTTCTTATGCGGTGCATCAAAGTCCGTCGCGCCTCCAAGAGGTGTTCGGGCAGGCAGGGTCATCTTGCGATCCATCATGGTAATTCGCTCTTCTGATTGTTGAAGTTTACTGTTCATCTCGGCCCGAAAGCCGTTGAAGTCGCTGACAAAACCGCTCACGGCCTGCCGCACTTCCTCCGCCGGGGACAGGTCTGCGCCTGATTTCGTGCTGACGTTTGCATCGCTTTTGCTCATCACATTTCCTCTGTTGTTGTGCAGATCACTGATCGGCCCGGCGCGGCCCGCGCGTCATCTCGGCCCGCGCCTCTTGAAAGGCCGCCGCCATCTCGCGCAGGACTTCACCAACGGCCCTAAACTCGCCCTTTGCCGCGACCCGCGCCGTGGGCAGCATCGGGAAGGTCACCAGTGACACCTCCCAAAGCTCCAATTCCGAAAGCAGCCGCTGGCCCTTAGTGTTCTTGCCAGCCTTCACGGTGCGGTAACCGATGCTCAGCCCGTCAATCGCGCCTGCTTCGATCAGCGCCGCCGCTTCGCGGCCCCGCGCTACGCTGCTCAGAATACGCCCCTTGACCCACAGCCCGCGCTTGTCCTCACGGACCTCGTCCCAAACGCCGATGGGCTCGGCCGGGTCATGCTGCCACAGCATCTTGATGCTGCGCCCGGCGGTTTTGGCGCGCTTCAGGCAGGCCGCATAAGCCCCCGCCTCAACCACATCGCCCCCCTGATCCGCCGCGCCAAAGAGGCTGGCATAGCCGCTGATCTCGACCCCGCCATCAACCTCGGCCACGTTGCCGAACCTGGCGAACTTATGCTCCAACCCCGCCGCCCCGGCAGGCAAAGCTTCCCCGTTCCCCGGCCAAGAACCGGGGTCAATCACCTGATAACCCATTGTATTTCCTCTTGTTCAGCCTGCTACGGCGCCACTACCAGAAAGGATTGGACCGCCTGCGCCAATATCACCGCCACCACGCCGTAAACCGTCAGCCACAGCCGCCGCTCCAGCCGCTCCATCATCTGCTCGATCCGGTCAAACCGCATTTGCATGTTCTCCCGGTGCACCGCGCTGATGGTCTCATGCGCCTGCAGCCGCAGCCCCGGCGCACATTCAAACCGCTCAATCTCCCGGGGCTCATGCATCGTCCGCCACCACCGGCAGCCCCAACAGGCTGCGCTTTTCCGCGTCGGTCAGGAATTCCGCCGCCGACACCCGCGCCCATTGCGCATCGCGTTCCGCTGACAACGCCGGCACCTGATCAAGGTCCGGCTTCAACGTCACCGCCTCGCCCAAATACCCGCTCAACCAATCCGCCAACGCCGCCGTTACCCGTGTCGCCAGCGGCAGCACGGTCAGGCGGTAAAACGCCCGATGCGCCTCTTGATAGTTCGCATAGGTCGCATCCCCCTGAACCCCGATCAGCATCGGCGGCACCCCAAAGGCAAGCGCGATCTCACGCGCCGCACTTTCCTTGGTCTTCTGAAACTCCATGTCTGAGGGCGAAAAGCCCATCGGCTTCCAGTCGAGCCCACCTTCCAGAAGCATTGGCCGCCCCGCGTTCCGCGCGCCCTGATGGTGGCTCTCCATCTCGCTCACCAGACGGTCATACTGGTCTTCGCTCAACTTGCCCTGCCCCTCGGCCCCGCGATACACAATGGCCCCCGAAGGCCGCGCTGCATTGTCCAAAAGCGCCTTCGACCAGCGGCTCGCCGCGTTATGCACATCCATCGCCATGGCCGCCGCCTGCATGGGGCTAAACCCATAATGATCATCCTGCGGGTGAAAATTGCGGATATGGCAAACCGGCGTCACCGGCCCACTCGCATCAAAGCGATGCTTGCGCCCGCCCACCGCATACTCATAGGCCACCGGCCAGCCATCCGCCCCCGGCACCACGCTCATCCGGTCCGAGCGCAGCACATGCAATTCAATCGGCAGCCCGCCCTCGCCGCCCACTGCCTCGACATAGCCATCGCCGCTCAGCAGCATCTGCCCGTAAAGCGCTTCAAACAACTCAGCCCGGCCCTGCCCCGCATTCGGGCGGCGCATCAGCGACATCAACGGATGATCGTCATAGCGCCGCGCCGCGTCCTGCACGACCAGCGGCAAGGCCGCCGCCGCCTCTGCAATCAGCTTGACCGAACGGAACCCTACCGGATTGCCGCAAAACCCCGAACGCGTGAGGCTCACACTATCCCGCGGGCTCCAGGCAACGCGACCGGAGGTCTGATAGGCCACAACCGGCCCGGTCGCCGAGGCTTTTTGCTCCACCGTCTCAGCCGCGCCGCGCCGTAGAAAATCGAATACCATCTGTCGCTCCTCATTCTGCTCGGCCCCGGCAGCGGCGGTTTGCACCCATGCTGCCCGGCGTTGACAGACTTTCTCAATCAAACCTTAAAACCCGTAAAACCCACCGTGCGCTGCTGTGCGCAACACCACGCTAAAGGCTCCGCACCCCCGGACTACGCCACTGCGACGCAGGCTCGATCATCAGCTCATGCAACGCCCAAACCAACGCATCGACACGGTCCGGGCTGCCTTTGCCTTCGTACCCGCGCGCCGTCATCAGACACATCTGGTCCTCCAGCGCATCCAGCCCCGGCAAATGGCCTACCCGCCCCTGCTCGTATAGCGCCGCCACAGGCTCCGCCCGCGCCACTTTGCCCCGCGCCGCGTGCACGGTCTTAAGCGACACCAGCGGATCGACCTGCCGCAAAACCTCGCTGACCAATTGCCCGCCTTGGTTCACCTCGGCCACCAAGCGGTCCGCCCCATAGCGCGTCATCGCCGCAACCGCCGCCTGCGCCCAGCCGTTGGGCGTGGCCCCCTGCACCGTGCAATCGGCCAGCACCACAGCCCGCCAATCCTGCGGCGGCCCTTTAGCCTGCGCCCCGACCACAACGATCCCACATTCATCCGACCCCGCCCCGCTTGTCGTCGCCGGGTCCAAGCCCACCACGATCCGATCCAACTCCGGTGCCGCGCGCATCCGCCCGGCCTCCAACAAAGCCGAGGTCCACAGCGCGCCTTCAGCATCCGCCAGCAAAACCCCATCCAACTCCTGCCGCCCCAGCCGCGTCCCGCGATAGCGCGCCCGCACCTCTTCGAGGAACGACCCCGCCAAGTTCGCCGCATTCGCCTCCGTCGGCGCATGGGTCGTCACCGTCGAGGGCGATTTCAACAGCGCCTTCAGCACGTCCACGTTGCGCGGCGTCGTCGTCACACAGACCTGAGGCCGCTCGCCTAGGCGCAGCGCAAACTGCAACTGATCCCACGCCTCCTGCCCGCGCTTCCACTTCGCCAATTCATCCACCCAAGCCGCATCAAACTGTGGCCCGCGCAGCCCTTCAGGGTCATGCGCCGTATGCACCGTGGCAATCGCCCCATTCGGCCAAACCAAGCGCTTGCGCGTCGCCTCCCAATCGGGCCGCCGATCCGGCGGGCTACAGGCCAAAATCCCGCTATCGCCAAAAATCATCACCTCGCGCACCTGCTCGATGGTCTCGCCCACCAGCGCCACGCGGCTGCACGCGCCGGCGTCGAGCGGACGGCTCCCCTCCACCTTGCTGCGGACCCACTCCGCTCCGGCCCGCGTCTTACCCGCACCGCGCCCGCCCATGATCACCCATGTGCGCCAATCGCCCCCAGGCGGCAGTTGATGATCCAACGCCCAGAACTCGAACAAAAAAGGGAGAGCCAAAAGCTCTCCCTCGTCTAGGTCATTCAGAAACTGCGCCTGGGTCTGAGCATCGGCGCAGGCGATCCAGCTTGCACCCGATGTCAGCCCGCGCTTTGTCCATGTCGAGGGCATAGCCCCCGCGCGCGATTCCAGCTTGTCGGTTTCGACAGTCAT